CACACTCACTTTGTGGGGGCTTATTCGGCTCCCTCCAGGTATCAGTTACGACACCAACTGGTACGGGCTAATCACGCCCATACCCCGGCTCTATTAAGAGCGCGGGACCCAACCTACCTTGTAGCCCAAAACGGCCTTCCGGGGTGTTACCCCACGGTCGGATGGCTTAGGGCCACCAACAGGCGCGTACCTCATTGAAGAGGTCGCATCCCCTGCGGTGTACAAGGCGGTTGCTAGCACGACCGGTGCACTGAAATGCTGCCAGCCGACTACCTTAAAAGTAGCCGGCCTATAGCACCTAATATACCGGACTCCGTGTCGCCAACGGGTTTGCCATTGGTCTCGTTCATCATGGATGACGAGATCTCCGAGATCTTTAGGACCTCGGAGCCTGCGGATATGACTCGGTAGTGCGTCCAAAACGCAAAACCAAGCACGGCGCAGAAGCCAATGACGAGCATCATAGAGACTGTCTTCAGTAGCCAGTCCCCTAATGCCGTTAGCCATTGCAATGAACTGTTGCGGCTCACGTGGGTAATCCTTCAAAAAGTATGGACGTACGTCCACGCCCAAGAAGTAGTCCCCGCCACAACTCTCCCGGAAAGGACCATCCAGAAACGATTTGTTCCCATTTGGCGTGAATCCAAGAAATCGCAATGCGGAGATAACACTCCTCGCTGATTCGGTAGGGACGATAATATCGTCCCCGAACACATAGACATTTTCTCCCGGTTTGGGATGAATGCCAGTGCATTCCATCACCGCCATGCAAATGGCGAGAAAGATGACAGTTTCAAGCTCGAAAGTGTAACCGTTACCCATCGAACTGAATTTCTCCAGTAAGACCCACCGTCCTTCGACGAGGGTTTTGGGGCTACGTAACGCTGATAAGGCGTCGTGCCACCGAGATGGGAGTACGAACTCGACGAGGCTCGTACAGACGGTATCGCTAGCGTTGGAGAGATCTATCGTGGCGAAGTGGCCTCGGATGGAGGCCTCACAAGCGACCTGCTTGTGAATTTCTTGCGCACGCTGCAGGTCTAAGCCCGCACGGAGTAACCGACCCTTCATCGCGCCACCATAGGCGAGTTGATAAAAGAGGTTAATACTCGGTTCCACGGCAATGCCGCGGTCCTTTGTACAGTCCTTTGGAACCGTCGTGAAACGATTCCCAGGGACAAACTCCGGATCTCTAGAGGCACCTGCGCAGGCTTGCGCCCACGCTGTACCGGTCCATGGAAACATGAACCAGACGGCGTCTCTCGTCAGAGTGGGACAGGAAGACATCTTATCGGGGACGGTTGTTAACTGTCCCCTATCGCCATAGGTCGCACCTGGGCCAAAGCGCCCGTCCAGAAGATCCGGACAGGGCCCCAGCACATCAGCAACGTGTTTTCGGACTCGCAGCAGGAAGCTGTAAATCCCTTCCTCCTCGGGGGCATAAGCCTTACCGTAGGAGAAAGCACGAAGCCGTTGGTTGGTACGGAAGCATTCTCTCTCCGAGTGCCAGAAATTCTCTAACGCCTTGGCCTTGCGGTCAAAGGACGTCGGGAGATCCTGGCATTTACGGAGGATCGAAACACACTGGGCGTCAGCCCAGTAGTGCTCCGGGTGAGTGTAATGCTTCGGGTCGACTCGCATAGACGCGAGATCGTCCCAACACCCGTATTTCAGGCGTAATGAAACGCCGAGGGATACGGGCGTGGCGAGGTCCTCGCACATGGCTTGGACCACTCTCTCCACATCACGTGGAAGTGAGTAGGGCATGGCAAAACTCCTATGTTGTTAAGTAGGAGCGTAGCCGGTCTTGAAGGAGTCCTTCACCAGTGCCGTCGCGAAGAGGTTCATGGCTTGCGCCACGGCCTCATTAACGTCGGCAGTGGGCATCCCCTGCGGGATGACACCACTGATACTGATGATGGCCTTGTCAGACACGGTCACTTTGCCATCCGTTCCGGTGGAGGTCGTCGGATAAACCAGCGAGCCATCCAAACGCCGCGCAGTGCCGGTCCCGTTGTTACGGGACATAAGGCTCAACGCAGGCTGATGGGCGGCCGCTGATCCGACGGATTGATTCCTCCAAAGAGCAGGGGTTTTGTCCCCGGCACTCGGAACGACCGCGGTGTACGTGACATCCGTGGTACCGTCATTTTTCTTGACAACGAGGTTGGAAATCTGAGGCATAGCATGCTTTCAGGTAAGGCCTTGTATTAACCGAAAGGGTCATTTACGCAGCTGTTGGAGGAGTAACGAGATGGCAGTTAAGCCTCTCGTCGGGGAAAGAGCCCAAGGGCTCCGAACGCGCAATGCTGGACCTGGAAAGGATCCCGGGATGCGCTGCACTAACACATAACGACCTAACCAGTATTCCCGGTCGGGATGTTGTATGTAGCACCCTGAACGCGAGTAATTCTGAAGCCTCGTGCGAAACGGTCTCTGAAACGACAAACCCCAAAACTCCGTAAAGGAGCTCAGGAAGTCGCTTACATTGACGAACCAGTCCAACAAAAAACTGAACGGAACAAGCTCCCAGACTACAAGCGCTGGGTTTACAAAACCCAGTTGATTGGCAAGCCAGAGGTTGGGATTCGACACCTCAACCTCAGTAGTAAGCCTCCAGCTTACGGAAACGTCATGTTTCCATTCGCAATAGGAGAAACCGCTACCGGTATACTCCGTGAACTTTCTTTTGGAAGTACACGAAGTGGAGACACGAAAAGGAGGTAACCCCTTCTGAAGTGTCTCTACTGCATTGCCAATATCACCGATGAGGGGCGACCACCCGAAGTGAAATTCGAGGAAGTTCGACCCGAAAGAGCTACCCTTAGCGCGAACGCCTTTGGGCTGACTCTTACGAGAGATGCCAAGTATATCACAGGCCTCTCCAAACCGGAACTTGCGAAGCGCCCGCGAAAACCGCATTAGCTGGATAGACCGCTTAGCGATCATATCCAACGCTTGCTTTCTTTCCGCGAGAGAAACCGCCATTTGGGCGGAATCTTTCTTCAGGGCGTTAACGAGTTTTGCATACGCTTTCGCGTAGCTAGCATCGTTACACTCTGTATCGACCCAATAAGGTACATTTTGAGTACCCTTGGTGCTGTACGGGTCGTTAGACTTATACAGCTCGATACGCTTCATATCGAACGTGAACTCCAAGGGAAGGTTGTAAGGCTTCCTCTGGCGATACCATTTCCGCTGGATTTCGATCCACACGGGTTTGGAACCTCTCGCGTTCGGCGGACCATTTAGCGAAATTAATCGCGAGAACGGTCCGGTGATTGGTGCTGTCATGATAGGTACCTCAGGCCTCGTTTGCGAAACGATGCCGCTGGTCCCCCTCATGCCGGTAGTTAGCCGGTGAGCAGCCCATCTAGAAGTTTTCCAGGCTTCTAGCACGACATCACAGTCGTGTCCGCAGATTTGGATGGAAAGGCCTACCAGTCGGTAGGCCGCCAAACCTGCAGAACCCATCTCTTCCGTCAGTTCATAACGCTGACGCCACCATACACTTTGAGGCGTTAACCCCTCGGTGTTAAGGAAGGCAAGAAGAAGAACGCCGTGAGGCATTCATGATGGGCAGAAG